TGATCTATATATGAAGCCATAGTTTAAGTTAAAGTATATGTTACATTTTCCGTTAATGTTAATCCAATTAAATTTACTGTTCCATTAGATTCAGGCTGTTGAGTATTTCCATTGCCATCAGTGTAAGCAACTATTGACGAATAATTTACTGACCAAATACCTGAATTACCATCATCACCAATAATATTTCCATTAATTCCCGAAGAACCAGGGTTCCCTATAATGTTTGAGTTTATAAGATTTATTGATGTAGTGCCTGTAGAAACATCTGTAGAGAACTGTGTTAACGCTAAATTATTTGCCGTATTACCTCCTTGAATACCGTAACCCTTTGTAGTAGGTAATCCTAATGAATCCGTATAACAATCTACACCCGGTAATGGTATTTGAGTTGTTGTTGGAGAAACTCCTTCACCAATATTACCATTAGGAGTTGGACATCCAAATAGAGTTCCTTGATGAAAACCTATGAAATCAAAACCACCGATAGTTGATTTTCCAGCTTTAAATTTCCATAAAGCTCCACTCCCTGGAGGTTGCGATCCGTTTAATAATGGAGACGCATAATCATTTTCAATATTAATAAATCTAGGAGGATTTAAATTATCTGTAAAAAACAATAACTTTCCTGCTAAATTAATACTAGTTATTAAAGATGTAGGATTAAAATTTAACGTTGTATTTACTCCAAATCCATTATCAGTACTTACAACATGGTATGTAACTAAAGCTGTAGTGGTATTAAATGAACATATCATATCACACTTTCCAGTGTTTGATAATGTAAAGGTTGGATCATGTACAAACCAATATATTGTTTCGTTAGAACTATCCTCAAAAGCTCCTATGGTTCTAGCATTTTCGCTTAAGTGAGTTTGATCTAAAAAAAATAAAGATGTTAGTTGTGAGTTTCCTTTTGCATTTTCAACAGATCCAATCTCAGATGCTTCAGTCGAACCTAATCTAACATTAAGTGCATCTTCGTATTCGCCATTTGGTATAAGCCTTTCATCAAGGCTTTTATTCATACGGCCTGCAATAAAATTTCTTTGCGTTCTAGCCATTTTATTTTATCCACTTGTTTTCACCTCTCATATTCATCAACAATCGCCCTGGATGAATATTACTTAATCTTATTTTTGCATTACGCAATAATGCAGTTTTGTCTTTTTTAGCTCTGTTTACTATATACTCTTGCACTCCAAATTTACTATTAAGTATAGAATATTTTATATAAGCATAAACATAATCTTCAAATAATTTATTTACTGTAATTAAAGAATCATCTCCACCTTCCATACCATCAGAAATATACTCTAATATACATTCCTCATTAGCCATAGTAGAATTAAAATTAATAACTCCTGCTTTTTTATCGATAGTAAAAGTTGGATTCATATTGGCAGTTTCGGTGTTTAAACCATATCTAGCGCCAATGTTTGTATCATAAAAATTATTATCATAAGATTGAGTCTCTGCATCACTTAACGTTGCTTGATTTAAATAGATACTATTTAATGATCCATCTGTTCTAGAAGTATCTAAGCTTGATGTTTGAGTGTTAACATTGTCATCTGCGTCATAAGTAAAATCAGCTGTTGCTGTTTGAACATATGATAGAGCAGATTGCACTTGTATGTTTTCAACCAAAGGTCTTATTGTATTGTTTTTAAATAAAGATACTCTTACCCAATTTACATAATCCGAGGGTAAAACAAATCGTAAATCAGAATAAACAGTTAACTGTAAAGACTTAATCTCTTTAAAAGCATCATAATTTAATTCTTGTATTCCACGTTTTGCGTGAAATAAAATCTTATATCTTTCTTCATTGTTTATTAGAGAATGATTTCCATCATACATTAATAAAAAATTAGTAACAATATCCGCTAAACTTACATATTGATACGAACCCCAATTTAAATCTGTTGGAGCAACTGCATCATTAGTGTAATACTTTTTTTGATCTATGTATGCCATAATTATTGTTCTTTATTTTGCATTTGCTCTTCTACTTGACCAAATTTAAATACATCTCCTTCTCTTATTTGAATACCAGCGTACTGTAATATTTTTGAAACCAAGTCATTGCCATCATCTAGTGGTAATTCAAAGTCTTGATAATCTAATTGGCTTTGATCAAATATAGGATCTCCGTTTGTTATTGTTGTAAAAGTCCATTTTGGATCTTTAGGATATCTTATATATTGTGAGGCTATGTCAGTTGCTCCATTAAAAGAAATAGGATATAAAGTAACTTTGTCGGCTTCTTGAGTATAAGCTGGATAGGTTACTGAAGGAGCAGTAAGCAAAGAATTGTTCAAAAGTGTTATTTTACTATTAGATACTGTTTCTGCAATACCTTTAAACACACCACCCGTAGAACATCTTATTTCATTTATAAGATAATACTCAGAACCAGTTGTTGCTTCTGATGGCAAAAAATAAATGTTTGCTGCACTTTGAGTTAAATTCTGTGTAACTGAAAAATAATCAATTACTTCTTCGTATCCTTTTTTTAAATCTGCATATCCAGTGCCAGATAATCTAGCATTTTCTTCATTAATTTGTTGGTTATATTGAAAGAAATATTCATCAAATAAATCTAATTGTGCTTGTTTAGCAAATAGGTTAAAATCATTAGGGGATAAATAACCGTAATTGTTTTTATTAATTATTGCTAAAACTGTATTCCGTACAGAATTTATCATTGTTATTCTTTTACACAAAGATAAGTAAAAAAAAAAGAGGTCAATTTTAGTTGACCCCTTTTACTTTTATGTATTAACTATGTTAAAGTTAAGACCATGTTAATCCTGTTATTTCTATTGGAGGCGCTAACAAAGGAGCAGCATTGGTATAAGAAGTCCTCATTAAAGTTACAAGCGCAGATATAAAGAAATTTTGAACTGCTACTCCAGAGGCATCTGCTGCATGAGTAATAGTAACTTTATCAGCAGCCGCTGCTCCAGCATAAAAAAATGAAGTTTGGGTTGTTGAAGTTTGCTCAATAGACTCAACATTATTAGCGTTTAATAAAACTGGGACAGGAGCTCCTGTTTGTGGGTATAAAAAATATTTTATCATGATTATGAGATTACAACGTTAGAGATTACAGTTGGAGCGTCATTAGTAATGTCTAGAATAGATTCTGACCATTTACTTTGAGCAACTTGAATTAATTGATTTTGAATATAGTTTATCATATTAAAACCACTATTCGTGTCTGCAGCATGAGTTAAAGTGATAGTGTCAAATGCTCCAGTGGTTAGATAATTAATTACCGTAGTAGTAAAACTTCCACCACCAGTAGAGACCATAACGAATTTATCAGCTGGCATTATAAGGTCGCCATTGGCGCCTGTGCGTACTTTTAAAAATTTTGTCATCAGTTAAAAATTTTAGATGTTAATAATATTCAAAGATACCAAAAAAAAAGACACCCTATTTTGGATGTCTTTTACTGTTGAATTATTAACTGTACTATACGTTCTTAGCTAACCCACTTAAGTGTTTTAAAGACTCTATTCCCTCATCTGATTGAAAGAATGAAGCAACTATATATATTGGGTCTTCTCCATAAGGTACATTAAGCATTTTCTTTTTATTTGAAGGTGTGTTATACCACACTTCCTTATTGCTGTTTCTAAGTTGCAATAGATTCTTGTCAAAGAACAATTGTATTTTTGCATTTAATTTTAATGCTGGATCTTTTAGTAGCAGTAAAAAGTCCTTTGGTTGATTTTTCGCGAACACTAAGATATCTCTTCTAAGTTCTGCTGTAGACACTGTGGTAATGTCATTTTGAAATATAACCCGTGAAACATTTTCCACTTGATCAACACTAAGCTGTCTAGCCTCTATTAATGCATCAACCTCGTCGTTCAATTCTTGTACAACCACAGATGCTTCCTTAGCTTTATCAACCTCTACATACACTCTATCCTTCCCCGGATGAAAGTCTAAAAATTTTTGTAGTACTTGATTATTTTTTGGAACAGTTAGAAAACCGTTCTCAAAAACAATAGGCTCTAGTATAGCGTTATTATCTTGATCATCTTGAAACGGTGAGTTTTGATTTCTTGCATATCTTAATGCCTTGTTAGTTCCTGTATCCTCATCGAACCATAATAATGGAAATCTTTGAGTATGTCGTGAGGCTAAGATTAAAGAAAGTGGCGCAGTGTCGCGCGTAAGTTTG